TGCCGGATGAGCTCGCGGTTGGCCAGTATCCACTTCGCGAAGTCTGTCTTGAGCTTCGCCAGCGCTGGCATGAGGCTCACGCCGATGCGACGCCTGAGTCCTTCGACCACGTCGTCAAGCAGGCTCGTTGCCTGACGCAGCTCCTCGGCCGCGACCACGTCCTCGTCCGAGAACACGATCCCGAGCTCGCGTGCCTCTGCGCGCCAAGCCTCCATGCCTTTGCGGCCCGCGTTAAGCATCGGGATCATCAAACGACCCGATCGGCTGAATACGTCCATCGCCAGCGCCGTCTTCTTTGTGCCGTCTGGCATGGCGGCGAACTTCTCGGAGAGTTCCATCATGACTTCGTCGGTCCCGCGCAGGGCACCTACTCCGTCAGTTACTTTGACCCCCAGTGTTCGGAATGCCTCGACTGCCTCCTTCGTGCCCTGCTTCGCCTCGGCCATCTGCCGCGCAAGCATCCCAACGCCAGTTTCAAACGCCTCGGCCGAGACCCCTGACTCGTCCGCCGCGTGCTTCAGCTCCTCGAACGCTTGGCGCGTCATACCGATACGCTGTGCGGCCCTCGCAGCCTCGATGGCCGTGGCGCCTGTCTGTTCGACCAGACTCTTGAGGCCTCGCACTACTGCACCGGCGGCGAAAGCGCCGCCAATAGCTGCAAGCCCGCGCTTCAAGGAGTTCACGACCGAGTCCGCTTTGGAGTAGGACGACCGGTCAACCTTGAAGCCCAACTTCGCGAAGAGCTCGGCGACTACCATTTAGCTCCCCTTCCTCTGTGCGAGCGATCTGAGCTCATCCTCAGCCTCTTCCTGCGCGTCGAGCGCGTCGAGCGCATCCGCCACGTCGTCGATCGAGAGGGTGGAATGGAGCGCTTCGAGTGTTGCACGGCCCGACAAGAACAACCTCCATGCCGGCCATGCCGGCGCTAGGTGGTCGATGTCACGGTAGGCGACGCCTTTTCCATGGCGGACGCGAGCCGGCCTTTGATGTCGCCTAAAAAATCGCCGTAGTTGACCTCGAGCGCGAACCAGATCAGCCGGTAGACCGACGCAAGCTTGCCGGCGAAATGGATGTCGAAGACGTCCAGGAGGTGCGCCAGCTTTCCGTCTGCCATCACGGTTGCCGGCCCCAGGAGCTCGCGCGCAAATGAGAGCAGATCGTCGGCCGACAGACGATCGAACAGCTCCCGAGCGGCCGGAGCCAGCTCATCGGCCTCGAGATGCGCCAGGCCTCCGCCGCCGACAATGCCGGCGATCAGCTTGGCAGCAGATGGCCCGATCGCCTGCATGATGCGCCATTTCAGCTTCAACGCCTTGAACGCCGGAAGCTGCGCGACCGTGTAGGTCGCACCGTCAATCTCGATTGTCTTGCTCTCGATCATGATTTAGAGGACGTTCCCACCAGGGAACATCTCCAGATTGCAGGTGGCGATGAGCCATACGCGGGTCCCGACCGTGTTCCCCATCTCGATGGCCGGCAACTTCTGGACCCACGCCTCCGCAGCGAACGCCTCGGTCGTGCCGTGCAGGTCACGGAGGGTGACGGGTAGCATCCCAGCGCCGGACGCCCTGTCCGCAGCCGCGTATCCCGCGAGCAAGTCGTTGTCGGGTGAAGTTTCCATGAGTGTGATCTCGATGGTCCCGCTCTTGTCCCTGCTCCTCGAGCGCGCTCCCTCGCCCGTGGACCCGACGTACGGCGTGAAGTCGTCCTTCGCCCGGTCCACCTTGATGTACGTGCCCTCGGCGAACCCGGTGATCGGCGTCGCGCCCACCGTGAGGATGCGCTGTGCCGGGTCTACAGTGTGGGTCGTCATCGTTCGCTCCTAGTAGGTCACCACGCCAGAAATCGTCCCGGAGTGGATTGCGCCCTGAAGGCTGGCCGTGAAGGTAACGTCATTGATCACTCGGTTCGCTCGATCGTCCGCGGATACGTCGGCGGCCAAGGGCACCTGTACCTCTGAGGAGTCCTCTACGAGGAAACCAGCCTTCGCGCTCTCGAACGATCGCAGGGAGGCAAGCACCTGACCACGCACGACTTGGATGCCGGAATCGGTGTACGGGACCTTGCTCACCGTGGGGTCGACGAAGGCGTTCACCAACCGGACCTGCATGTCGGACTTGAGCGCGTCACGTCCGCGAACGACGTCGATCCACTCGTTCGCTGCGACCTTGCCCTCGCCCGTAATGTACACGCCGCCAGCGTCGTAGTAGTAGTTCGCGTACTTCGCGTCGAGGTTGGCCTTCTGCGTTGGGGTGAGTAGCACGACCTCGACGCTGGCGAGCTCCTTGAACTTCCATGTCTCTGAACCCGCAGTGAGCGGAAAGCACTTCCCAACCCAGGCAACATCAGCGAAGGCATCGGTCGCCGGATGGTAGATGATCGCCGTGCGGGCGTAGGCCGAGGTCTTCGCGGTCTTCGCTACGTCGGTGGCGGAGGCCTCCGCCACCATCGCGCACTCGGTATCCTGGCTCTGCGCGACATAGAGCTTCTCGTTCGCCTCGACCCAGGCCGCCGCGGCGAGAACGTAGTTCTTGGAGTTCCAGCAGGTCTCGAGCCCGTACCAGGTGTTGTCGACGAGCTTGATCGCCGCCAGGTCGGTCGCGACACCAGGATCGGCATGGTCCTGCGCGATCGACAGCAGGTTCACATCTTCGACCTCGAGGGCCTGCCAGGCGCCGGCGGTCTGCAGAACCACGCGCATGTAGGTCGTCTGGTCGCTCGCCGTCACGGCCGCGCTCACGTATTTCCAGTGGACCGTTCCATCGGTGATGTCGGCCGTGTAGCCGTCGGGCCCGCCGCTGGCCGCGCTCGTTCCGGCCGTGATGACCTCGTAGACCTTGCCGTTGTTGGAGCAACGGTCGCCGAGCGAGTAGGCTGTGCTCGCTTGCCACGCTGGCGCGAGGGCGTTCACCGCAGCCACAAGACCGCCGATGATCTCCGAGAGCAGCGCGGAGGAGTCAGACGTGTAGCTCGCCGTCTTGTCGCCGACTCGGAGCTCGTAGACCGTCGAGCTCTGCACGGTCGGCGTGATTGCCCAGCGCTGAGTCGGAGGAAGCGTGCCTCGGCCGACCGCGATCTTCGGAGGCCTCGGGTTCTGGGAGAAGCACTTTGCCGCGGTCTTGTACTCCGGCTCGTCCGTCCGAAAGTCATTGGCCACGCCGCTCATGCCCGTGTACTCGCGGTAGCGCTCTGCCCAGCTCTTGAGATAGGCGCCGAGGATAAGAGGCTTGCCGAAGCCCTCGGCCGTGAGACCCGGCGAGCTCGCGACCACGTTGATCTGGAAAATGTCTGAAAGTGGCACGGGGCGTCTCCTACTCGGGCTCTCCGGTCACATTGGCGGTCGCAATGTAGCCGGTCTTTTCTATGAGTGTGTCGACCACTTCCAGCCTCACGTTCAGGGCGGCTCGGGACCGGAACTTCGTCTCGAGGATCGCCGTCAGATCCTGCGTATCACCCGCTCCGAGCACGGCCAAACCAGCCTGCTCGAGCGCGTAGAGAGTCGCCGGGAGGAAGAGCCGCATGCGCGCTTTCTGCAGGAGCTCCTTCGCCGTGCCTGAGCCGCAGGTGGGCACAGCGTGCGCCTGACAGGTCAACGTGAGCTCGCCGTGCATCGTGACGGTCTGCTCGATCTCTTGGCCCGCGGGATTCGCGAGGTTCGTTGTGTTGTGCACCTCAAGGAGAGAGCTCGCTGGCCGCGGTCCAGTGAGTTGGAGCGAGGCATAGGGGAGAGCCGGCTCGGGAGCGTCCTGGTTCGCCCAGATCACCTTGCCGGCGTCGAAGGTGCCTTCCATCCACACTCGCAAGGCGTTCTCTAGCGTCGTCCAGGTCATCACTGCTCAATCTTGGCGGCAACCGCGCGGTAATAGGAGCCGCTTTCGTCCCACTTCTCGACGGTCTGCACTTCGTAGGTCGCGCCCTTGTACGCAACGCGGTCAGCTTCCGTGCCGGCGGGCGCGTTCTTCACCTGGAGCTCGGTCGGGGTAAAGACCGTGACGAGCTCGCGCGTGCGTACGCCCTCGGGCACGCGCACCAGGTCCTCTCCGCTGGCCGGCTGGATTGAGGCAACGATCTCGAAGGTCGAAAAACTGAGCGGGACCCATATGCCGTTGGCGTACATGCCACCCGTCTGCCGGGCCGCGGTATATGTGCCCGATGCGAGGCGAATGACGGTGTCGGCGAGGCTCACTTCTCGCCCTCCCCCCCGCCGCCGAAGCCTACGACCGCATGCGAGACCGCGCCGACCATGCGGCCGGAATCGACTAGAGGACGAGGCGGCTCACTCGCCGCCTTGTTCCAGCGTCCCTTGCGCTCCTTGGCCTTGATGGTCGACGGAGCGAGCGGCGGCGGAATCCCTTCTCCCTTGAGGACGGCGTTCTTCTGGTCCCACTCCATCTTCAGACCCATGATCGAGAGCACCTTGCGCAGGTTGACCCGGTTTTCGTAGACGCCGCGTACGAGCTTGCGGAGATCACCCAGGTAGTCGTTCCGTTTTGCCTCGAACGGCGCGCGGATGAACGAGCGCGCCGGGATCCCCACGGACGGAGCCCCGAACTCGTGGATTACCGCGAGCTGAACGTTCGTCATCGGCGTGCCGCTTTCGGTCTGGTGCTCGGTCTCGACCTTCGCCGCGGCCTCGCCCAGGATGCCAGACTTCACGTAGGCGTCGCCACGCTTCAGGGCCTCAAGCTGCTTCCCGAGCCCTTTCCAGCCATGGTCGACCACGATGACGGTCGAGTCGGCCATGCTCAGATCACCCCGATCGAAAGCCCCAGCGATCGGCGAAGTCGCTCGAACTCGCTACCGAAGCGGGTCGTTGAGTAGTTGGTCGAGCTGGCCGTGACCGCGTAGGTGCGGGAGACCTGCCCTACCGTCTCTGACTGGAGTGGGCCCGAGGGGGATGTACTGTACAGGTCAGGTCGCGCGGCCGCGAGCAGGTGCGCCGCCAGGTACATCAGGCCGCGCTCGTACAGGACCCCCCAGGCGTCGAAGCCGAGCTCCGTCTCGGCATCCGCGATGAAAGGCGCGATCTCCTCGTCGGTCAGCGAGGCAAATTCGTAGGCGATGCGCCGGACATCTTCGGGAGTCGCCACGCGGCCCTCCCGCTACCTCCTCCGGTGCGCCGGAGCCTCTTCCTCGTCTTCGTCCTTGGGCTTCTCGGCGGCCTTCTTCTCGGGCGTGATGGCCGCGATTTGTGCCTGGATCGCTTGCAGCACAGCCGGCCGTTTCTCGGTCGCCTTCCACTGCTCGAGCAGCGCGCGGTCGACGGTCTCCTTGACCGAGCTGATGGCCTCCTCGGGCTTGAGCGCCGCGAGATCCTTGAGGCTTACCTTACGGTCGACCACGACCAGGCCGGCCTTCACGAGATCGGCAGCCGAGTTCGAGACTTCGGGCTTGTCCCAGGTCTCCTCGTCGACCTCGTTGATTCCGGGCATGAGCTTCACAGCGCCGGCGATGTTCCAGATCCGCTTGTCTCGATTTGTGACCTTCACGTCAGCCTCCTGGGAAAGAACCTCGCCGACATCCGCACCCGCCGGCCTAGATGCCGTCGCCGTACGCAACCGAGAACGGCAGCGGGCAGATAATCCCGCCCGTGCGCGCCTCGCACGCGACGATGAAGATCAGGCCACGCTGCTCCGGCTCGAGCTGATCGAACTCCAGGGGCATCTCGAGCCAGAGTGCCTCCTCGGAATTCCGATACGCGACCATGCGATCGGTCGCACCGACGCCTGCACCAGTGCACTTGCCCCAACTCTTGATCGCGATATCCGGGTTCGTGGCCTGCCAGAACTCCATGATGGTCGTATCACTCGTGGTGGAGCGCGCCGTGTTGACCAGGATCTCGTTGTGCGCGGGCGGAACGATGATGGTGTTGGGCCGCTCAGTCTCCTTGGTCTGCGTCACGATGTAGTTCTTGATCCCGTTCAGGTCGCGGAGAATCTGGTCGGGAGTCTTCGTCGACCAGAGCTTCGAGGAGCCGGTTCCGTCGGCCGGCACTGTGTACCCGAGAGCGTTGGTGATGTTGAGCAATCCGATGAGTCCTGAGAGCGCGTGTCCTGACGCTCCGATCTCATCGATCAGGATCTCGATCGCGCGGCGCGCCATCCGGGCCTTGCGGTCGGTCAGTGGCATGCCGCCCTGTACGGCCGCCCGGATCTCCTGCCTCGAGTAATGGTACGAATCGCCGAGGCCCTTGATCTTGCCGAAGACCTCCTTCGACTGAACGTCGACGGACGGCAGATCATCCGCGTAGGAGGCGAGGAGCTTGGCCTGCCCAACGGCGTCGTACTCGACGTAGCTGATGGTCTCCGCGCCCGAGGGCGTGTCGTGCGCGACAGGCACGAGCGACCGGAGCTTGAGCTCGGGGTACTTGGCCTCGTAAGCCTTGGACTTGATCGCATTCAGGCTGCGCTCGAGGAACGCATTTTCCGCTGCGTCGAGCCGGTTGAACTGATAACCCATGATCGTTCTCCTCGCGCGCCCAAGGGCGCAAACTGTGGTTTACGCTCCGTTAGCTCAGGTTGACGACCTTGTTGAAGCTCACGACGGCGACCCCACCGGCATCCGCGGCGGTCTCGAAGACGGCACCCTTCACGATCGCGGCGGTGGCTCCCGCTGCCTGGGCCTGTACGTACTTCCAGTGCGCAGTTCCGTCCGTGATGTCTGCGGCCGTGCCGGTCGGGCCACCCGAAGACGCCGAGGTTCCTGCCGTGATGCACTCGTACATCTTGCCGGTGTCGTTCTCGACACGCTGACCGACCGTGTAGGCGGTCGACGCGGCCCATGCGGCCAGTGCATCCGCGCTCTTGCGCCAGGCGCCGAGCTGATCGCGGCCGAGAAGAGCCCCGAGCGCGAAGCGGCAGTACGGAGCGTCGTGCTGGTTCACCGCCTCCTCGACCTTGACGTAGATCCGGCCATCCTCGAGAAGAGAGAAGTCCTCGGCCGCCTCGATGCCCGCCTCGGACGGCCACTCGGTGTAGCCGATCCGGTCCACGTCGTGGGAGAAGATCCCGATGCCGTGGATCTCGTCGGTCGAGAGCGCCGGCAACTTGAACTTGCCCTCACCGGTACCCTTGGTCATGCCGAGGCCGAACGGGATCGCAACCGTCTCCTCGTTCACTGCCGTCACGGCGTACTTTGGGCCGATGTCCGCGAGCTGCCCTGCGAATGCGACGAGCGGCTTGTCGAGGTAGGTGGTCTGCGGGGCCATAGAGTGTCTCCTTGGGTCAAACGGTTGTGAAAGAAGTTTCCCTTCGGTTAGGCCGCTGCGGGCTTGTCCGGCCTGTGACGCTGCTCGAGCTCGGCGAGCATCTTCTTGCGCGACTCGGCCGCGTCGATCCGCTCTTCGCCGTCCGACCGCGACGGAGGCGGACCACCGGCAGAACGCGCGGCGGCAACACCAACCTCGCCGGCGGTCGCGATCGCCACGTCGTAGGCCGCCTGGATGTAGGGCTCTTCCTGCCCGTCGAGCTTGACGCTCGGCGCGAGCTTCGCGAGCACGGCCTTGCGGATGGTGAGGTCGTCCTGCTCGTCGAGCTTCTCGGCCTCCTTCGCGTCGAGCACCTTGCGGGCCTGGGCGAGGAGAGCGACGCGCGCCTTCACTGCCTCGGCGATGCGCTTCGGATCGGCAGCGTCAGCGCGAGCCTTCTCGGCCTCCTTGAGCTTCGCGTCGAGCGCGTCGGCTCGACCCTTCTCCGCGGCGACCTGCTCGCGTAGCGTCTTCTCAGACTTCCCGAGCTCGCCGAGCGCCTGGTCGGTCTTCGCCTGCAGCTTGCCCACGGCCTGCGCCACCTGCTCCGAGACCTCGAACTCCACGCCATCGATCTTGATCTTCACGGTCTGTTCCTCCGCCGAATGTGGCTGCTCGCCTGGGGCGTGCTCGTCATCACGATCCCCACCTATCGAAACCCCGTCCGCGCTGTCCAATTGGAGACGGACCGAGGAGCCCGCACGGCCTCTGTTCACGACGGCCACATGGTTCCCTCGGACTCGTCTTTGCACTGCGTCGTAGTGCTTTCCCTGCCATTCGCCGGGAGTCGGATCGAGCTCGCACGTGTAGCCGCACGAGAGCTCTTGCTTGCCTGACAGGATCGACTTCACGAGGTCGCCGTCGGTCACGAGAATGGACGCGCGTACTCGATCGCCGGCCGGCTTCACGCTCTCGCCCAGGTGACCGCGCTGGTACCGGCCCGTGTTCTCCGCGGTGAGTACACCCTCGGGCGGGTGCTCGTCCGTCACTGGAACCATCGCGAAAGAGTCGAGCGCCTCCGCGTCGAAGACCGTCTCGGGGGGACGGAACTCACGTTGCATCGATCCGTCGCCGCGGCGGTACTCCTGGATGCCCACGCGCGAGATGTGCGCGTTCGCGCGGAGCCAACCGTTCGGGAGGAGCTTCGGGCCGTCGAGTCGCTCGAGCACGTCGAAGCGGCGGACTACGGCTTCGCCATCCTTTCGCTTCTCGTGGGCATAGATAGCGGCCATGTGTTTCTTGGCTGCCTCTTCCGAGTCGGATCCGCCCTTGTCCTCTCCGGTCTCAGTATTGACAACGTGCCACCTTGAGCCGCGCTTCTCAATGCGAAACGGCATCTTGACCTCCGTGCCATGTGCGTCCTCTCGGACACCACCTATCACTGGGTGTTCGAGTCCAGCTATTCCGTCCCTGTCACCGCCTCAATGAGCGGCTTCAGGACGGGCTCGGCCTGACACCGACAGTTAATCTGAAATCCAGGAATACCCTCCGCGGGCGGCTTATCCCAGGTGAACTCCTGCCCATCCAATGCTTGGTGCTCCTCGCGCACGCGGTTATCGCGCGCGGTGCGCCAGATGAACGATGTGATCCCGAGCTCCTCCTGCCGAGTCCGGTTCAGGTCGCCGACGAACTTCCCGACCTGGTCGCGTGCCACGAGCTTTGCGTGCCCCTCGGCGACCTCGAAGCGGCGATCGAGCTCTTTCGCGATCTCTTCCCACCGAAGGCCTTGGCGCATGCCGGCGATGACCTGCTTCTCAACGTCGTCGAAGTAGCGATTCGGGATCGACTTGATGAGCGCAACGTTCTCGCGTGTGAAGGTCTGGATCTTCGGCTCGAGCCAGGGCTCCGCCTTCACTATGTCGATGCCCAGAGCGGATTTAAACTGCCGGCCGAGCTCGAGGCGGTTGAAATCCGAGGCACGCTGTCCGTACCCCTTGGCGAGATCGGACAGCTTCGTGTTCGTGAACTCGCCGAAGAACTCATCCGAGAGCTTGTCGATGAGCTCGTTCGGGTCATCGGTCTCGTCGAGCCTGGAATCACCTCGCGCCGCCGCGGCCCGATCAACGATCTCCTTGAGGTCTGGCGTCGCCCGCTCGACGAGTGCCTTCGCCTGGCCGAGCACCTGGAGCAGCGCGCGGAAGTAACTCAGCCGAATGCCGTCAGGTTGGACCTGGCGCGGAATCGGCCCTCGGCGCCGATGCGGCCGGCCCGCGAGTCGGAGGAAGAGCCGGCGCGTGCGGATGTCGGCGAGGATGCGGCTCGGGACGGCCACCTCACTCCTCGGAAATCTCGTCGTCAGGAGTTTCGTCTCTGTCTGGTTCTGCGCCGGGCTCTTCAGGCTCACCTTCCTGTGGCGGAGGCGGAGGGGATTGCGGCGGAGGCTCGGGCTCCTCTTCGGCCATCTTCTCGCGCAGTTCCTTGTCGATGTGCGTCTCGGCGCTGAACTCGTCACCGCCAAAACGTGAGACTGCGACCTCCTCGGGCATGACGACCTGTGCCTGCACGTACGCCTGATCCGCCTGCGCGATCTTGAGTCGGCGATCGGCCTCCTGAAGCGGGGTGAGCTGACGCAGTGGCCGGAACCGGATCGACCAGTTCTCCGGCTCGATGCCCTTGGTCGGCCCCTCCTTCGCCAGGAAAATGAACCGTACGAGATCGGTGATCGGATCCTCGATCACCTCACTCTGGAGGCCTTCGAGGTGGTCGTACCACCAGACCGTGTCGGTTTCGCCGCTCGCGTTGAGGCCAGCCGGCGCCTGGCCCATGAGCCGGGTCACCGGCATGT